CTTACTGGAAAAAGTGTTGAAGAACAACAAAAAGAACTAGACAGTCAGATGAGTAATGCACGTATGGTTGGTGCACTTGCAGAAGTACAAGGCAAGTACGGAGAAGAAGCCGCATCTAATATGAAAGATACTGCTGCATTTATAAGTGGCATTGACGAAAACATTGGAAAAGGTTTACAAGATGCGTTGTCAGGTAACCTTGGTACTGACGCAGCTCAGCAATTTGCTATCTCTGCTGGTGAGATGGGAGATCAAGCAGTAAAACAGTTGCGTAATGGAGAAATAAGTGCTGCAGAAGCAAGTGCAATGATTCAACAAGGATTGAAAAAAACCGCTGACAACTTTGGTGGCTCTGCAGGACTTGGTAAACTAGCAGGACTTGGTACTCCAATTGAAAACAGTATACTTGGATTACAGAAATTTTCAGCAAGAGCCGACCTAAGTGCAGCTGACTTCCAAAAGACCATTGATAAGAATAAAGACCTTGCTACTACTACTGATGCAGCCACTAAAGGTTTAGTTGACTCAAGTTTAAAAATGCAAAAGTTTGCTACTGAAATGGACAAATTAGCATTAACGGCAATGCCAGGAATGACAACGGCTGTTGAGACAATGACAACAGGTTTATTAGCTGCTGCAACTGAGATGAATAAGATGATTTCCATGGGTCCTGAGGCCTATATAAAGAGTTTAGGAGACGACAAGATTGATCCCAACGCAAGTTCCCTTGACAAACAAGATACTAGAAACACCAATGCTATGGGAGCAGGAGCTAAATTCAGTAATTATCTTTCAAAAGCACTAGGAGAAAATTTAGTTGGTTTGTTTAGTTCGTCTGCTGCAAAATCCATTAAAGAAAGAAGAGTAGCACAACAAACTGTGCAGCAACAGAATAAACTAGGTGATAAGGCCAATGTAGGTGAAGCTTACAAAGAACAATACGGATCTCAAATGGGAGATGCCAAGAAGATGATGGATCGTATGCGGGCGATGCAGTATGGTGGTACACAAAATTACAATCCTCTAAAAACAGCCGGACCGGCTAGCAATTTAAAAGGTGATAGCTTTTCTTCATCTGTATCAGGCGGAGTTGCTACTAGTGTAGCAACTAGTTCACAGAGTGGCGGAACTACTAATGCCGCAGGTGGGAGTAGTAGTCAAGAAGAACAAGTGGTGATATTAAGAGAAATTGCAAATCAAATGGCACGCAGTAATTCCACCAATGAAGATATATTACAGGCGACCCGTCAGTAGTGATAAATACAATATAACAAAGAGTATATTGGAACGCATATGTCTTGGAAAAAATATTTCAAAGCTGTCGGTAACGAAGGTGGCCAACTAAGTCCTATCAGTGGGCAAACACAACGAGGTCCTAGTTACGGATCAGGAGGCTCGGGCGGACAATTTGGTTTTAAGAATTATCAAAGTCATCTACCAGAAGTATACTCAGGACATCCCAACAGAATAGAACGCTATAATCAATATGAGAACATGGACAATGATAGTGAAATCAATGCATGTCTTGATATTATTGCTGAGTTTTCTACACAAACAAACGAAAGCAACGACACACCGTTTGAAGTATCCTACACAGACACACCAACAAACAACGAAATTGAAATTATTCGCAAGCAACTACAACAGTGGACCAAACTAAACAAGTTTGATCAGCGTATGTTTCGTATTTTCCGTAACACATTAAAGTACGGAGATCAAGCATTTGTCCGTGACCCAGAAACATTTGAATTGTTCTGGATTGACATGACCAAGGTTGTGAAAGTTATTGTTAATGAAAACGAAGGTAAGCGTCCTGAACAGTATGTTATACGTGATATTAATCCTAACTTTCAAAATTTAAGTATTACTGCTAAAAACACCAGTGATTATGGTGCTGGTAATGCTGGAGAAATCAACGGAACTGGTGGCGGTGGTGGAATGGGCGGTGGTGCAAACTACACTATTCCTAACCAGGCAAGCACCGGAAGTAGATTTCAACACACAATGAACGAAACTGTTATTGATGCAAAGAACATTGTACATCTTGGACTTAGTGAAGGTTTAGATGTCTTTTGGCCTTTTAGTCAAAGTGTATTGGAAATGATCTTCAAAGTGTTCAAGCAAAAAGAACTACTTGAAGATTCAATATTAATCTATCGTGTACAACGTGCACCAGAACGGCGTGTGTTTTACATTGACGTAGGTAACATGCCTAGTCATCTTGCTATGCAGTTTGTAGAACGTGTTAAAAACGAAGTACATCAAAGACGTATTCCTAGTGCAACAGGCGGACAAGGCCAAACATCAATGGATACAACATACAATCCACTATCAATCAATGAAGATTACTTCTTTCCGCAGACTGCTGAAGGTAGAGGTTCTAAAGTCGAAACACTACCGGGCGGTGAGAACCTTGGACAGATTGATGATTTAAAATACTTTAACAACAAGATGTGTAGAGGACTTCGTGTACCAAGTAGTTACTTGCCTACCGGTCCAGATGATTCAGATCGACCAATGAATGACGGTCGTGTTGGTACTGCACTTATACAGGAATATAGATTCAATCAGTATTGTGAAAGACTACAAAAGCAAGTTATTGAGAATCTAGATGATGAATTTAAAATGTTCTTGCGTTGGAGAGGGTTTAATATTGACAGTGGTTTATTTTCAATCAAGTTTAATCCACCACAAAACTTTGCAAGTTACAGACAAGCAGAACTTGATACAACAAGAATGCAAGCATTTGGTGCATTAGAGCCACTTGCATACTTTTCAAAACGTTTTCTTATGAAACGTTATCTAGGATTAACTGATGATGAATTACAAGAGAACACAGAAATGTGGCAAGAAGAAACTGGACAACCAGTTGATGTAGAACCAACAGGAAGTGACTTGCGTACAGTTGGTGTTAGTCCTAGTGACATTGAAGGCGATGTTGAAATGGGAGATGCAGTTGCTGCTGACGGCGAAATGGATCCAGCAATGGGAGGAGAACCAGTTGATATTAATGATCCACTGGCTGCTCCAGAAATACCAGCACCAGTATAAATAACAGCATGAAACTATTTGAATTTTATGAAGCACCTCCGGAAGGTTACCAGGATCAAGCAGATGACAACTCTGTTCCTCAACTTGGCGAGTTGCGTAAGACAAAACTTACATTGAAGCAGATATCAAAACTGCGTAAGATGTATGATATGCGTAACTACGAAAGAAAAGAAGACTTGTCAAAGATACAAGCTCAATTCGCACCACCACCACCAGCAATGTAATAATTTCTTTAGCATAAAGAAATATTCATTTTATACCCATTTTACCCCTATAAACTACCAGTATTTGACAAATATGTTAAGTACTTTACAGACACGACTTTGGAGAAGAAACAATGAATAAATTTGAACAATTAATAGAATATGTCATCAATGATGACGAAGCAAATGCAAAAGCACTTTTTCACGAGATAGTCGTTGATAAGTCTAAAGACATTTATGAAGAGATCATGGCTGAAGAAGAAGTCATGGAAAAGCAAGGTTACAAAGACAGAGAAGATGAGCACTTAGGCGCTAAAGACGGCAAGGAAGCTGATAAGTCACAATCTATGAAAGATCGTAGAGATGACGAAATGGGCAAAGAAGGAAAGCGTGATAAGGACAACAACAACGATCAAAAAATTGACGAAATGGAAATGGGCGGATCACAAGTTGACGATCTAATCGACGACATTGAAACAGAAGAGCAAGGTGCAACTTTCGAAGACGATGAAGAAGAAATCGAAATGATTGACATTGATGTTGATGACAATGGCGGAGAAGAAGAATTAGAAGACCGTGTAGTTGATATCGAAGACAAATTAGACGAACTAATGGGTGAATTTGAAGAACTAATGGGTCAAGTTGATGACAACAGTGACGACATCGACGGCGAGCAAGATGAGATTGATGGCGAAATGGATGACATGGATGCTATGCAAGATCAAATGGACGAGCCAATTGATGTCAATGTTGAAGTAGAAGGTTTTAACGAGAACGTAGATTTAGTTCCAGCACCAAAGCCAGTAACAACATCACCAGCTAGTAAGTCTCCATACAATGCAAACTCAGGTCAAGTAGGAATGGATGCAAAGCCAGTAAACTTTGATGATGGAAACAAAGGCAAAGAAGGTCGTCCAACACCAAAATATAGTGATCAAAATAACACAACAAAGCCTGACGTTAAGCCAGCTACTAAGCCTGATTTAGCACAAGCAGCCGGTGTTAACACTAAAAGTGTTATTGATTAATTAGTTAGGGACCGAGTATATGGGACAGCTATACCTAAGAGAAGACCTTACTTTCGAATCTGCGAAGATGCAAGTCGTCGAGGGCAAAGATGGTAAGGAGCTTTACATGGAAGGCATCTGCATACAAGGTGGTGTTAAAAACGCCAATGAACGAATTTACCCTGTAGATCAAATCTCAGAAGCAGTTAGTACGCTGAATGAGCAGATTAAAGAAGGTAATAGTGTTCTTGGTGAAGTAGATCATCCAGATGACCTTAAAATTAATTTAGACCGTGTATGTCACATGATTACTAACATGTGGATGGACGGACCAAACGGTTACGGAAAACTAAAAATTCTTCCAACTCCAATGGGCGAGCTAGTGAAAACTATGCTACAGTCTGGCGTGAGATTGGGAGTATCGAGTCGTGGATCAGGTAATGTTGATCCACATAATGGACATGTCAGTGACTTTGAGATTGTCACTGTAGATGTGGTCGCCCAACCCAGTGCACCTGGTGCATATCCAAAGGCAATTTATGAAGGAATGATGAACATGAGACATGGACATCACATTTTAGAAATGGCCCGCGAGTCTGGGAAAGACGGCAAAATACAAAAGTACCTGAAGGATGAGGTTTCTCGTCTAATCAGGGACCTAAAGATTTAGGAGAATCGCATGTTAGATGCTATTAAACCACTACTAGATAGCGATCTTGTTAACGAAGATACTCGCCAAGCTATTGCTGAACAATGGGAAGCAAAATTGGTAGAGGCTAAGGAAACAGTACGTAGTGAACTTCGTGAGGAGTTTGCACAACGCTATGAGCACGATAAGACTGTGATGGTAGAAGCCCTAGATAAAATGGTAACAGACGGCCTTGCAACTGAAATTTCTCAAATAAGTGAAGAGAAAAAAGCACTTGCAAACGATCGTGTGAAGTTTAACAAGTCAATGACAGAAAATGCTAACAAGTTTAACGGCTTTTTAGTACAAAAACTGTCAGAAGAACTACGTGAACTACGCAAGGATCGTATATCATCAAAAACTGGTTTTGAGAAATTAGAATCATTTGTTGTTGGTGCATTGGCTGAAGAAATCAAAGAGTTCGCATCTGATAAGAAAGACTTAGTGGAAACTAAAGTTAGACTTGTTAGAAATGCACGTGGACAACTTGATAATCTAAAGAGCAAATTTATAAAAGAATCTGCTAAGAAGATGTCTTCAACTGTTTCTACGCATCTTAAGGCTGAAATGGGCCAACTAAAAGAAGACATCAAATCTGCTCGAGAGAACAATTTTGGTCGTCGTATCTTTGAAGCATATGCTACTGAATTTGGTGCTACTCATTTAAATGAAAATGCAGAAGTACGTAAATTGAATGCAGCTGTTGTTAGAAAAGATAAACAGTTAGCCGAAGCTATCAAAATTCAACATCAAGCTAAGAAGCTTATTGAGAATAAGAACCACCAGATTAAAGTCATTAAAGAAGCCAATGAGCGTGATGCTACATTGGACGAACTTCTGTCTCCTCTAAACGATGAGAAGAGATCTGTGATGACTAGTCTACTTGAAAACGTTCAAACATCTCGTTTGAAAAACGCTTTCGAAAAATATTTGCCAGCCGTGTTAAGTGAAGCAAGAGCAGTTAAAAAAGCTACTGCACTTACTGAACAAACTGGTAACAAAACTGCAAAAGCTGTAAAGAGTGATGATAACACTAATAATGTTATTGAACTTAAACGCCTAGCAGGGCTTTAAACTAAAAGAAAAAGGAGACAGAAATGTCACAAGAACTACTAGAAAACAGATGGAGTGAGACCAAGGAAGCCCTCCTAGAAGGCTTACAAGGAACTCGTCGCTCTACAATGGGCGTTGTTTTAGAAAACACACGCAAGCACTTAGCTGAGAATGCAACTGCAGGATCAACAAGTTCAGGTAACATTGCAACACTAAACAGAGTTATTTTACCTGTTATTCGACGTGTTATGCCAACAGTTATTGCTAACGAATTAGTTGGTGTTCAGCCAATGACAGGTCCAGTTGGACAAATTCACACACTAAGAGTACGTTATGCTAACGCAATGACTGATAACTCAATTGCCGCAACATCAACAGTTGCTGGTGAAGAAGCGTTATCACCATTTAAGATTGCACAAGCATACTCAAGTGCAACAACAGTTGCAGCTGGTGTAGTAGCAGCAGCTCAGGCAAACTATGCCGGTGCAAATACTGCAATACTTGAAGGATCAGGTGGACGTAATATTTCAGTTCAGATCTTAAAGCAAACAGTTGAAGCAAAAACTCGTAAGCTACAAGCACGTTGGACTTTTGAAGCAGCTCAAGATGCACAAGCAATGCACGGTATCGATGTAGAAGCAGAAATCATGGCCGCATTGGCTCAAGAGATTACTGCTGAAATTGATCAAGAGATTCTTTTATCTCTACGTACATTAGCAGCAACTGAATTCACATTTAACCAAGCTGCAGTATCAGGTACTGCTACTTTCGTTGGTGATGAACATGCCGCTTTAGCAGTATTAATAAACAGAACAGCTAACTTAATTGCACAACGTACAAGACGTGGTGCAGGTAACTATGCAGTTGTTTCTCCTGCAGCATTAACAGTTCTACAATCAGCTACAACTTCAGCTTTTGCTAGAACAACAGAAGGTACTTTTGAAGCACCAACAAACACTAAGTTTGTAGGTACATTAAACGGTACAATGAGAATATTCTGTGATAGTTATGCAAACGACGCAACACCAGTATTAGTAGGATATAAAGGCGCATCAGAAACTGACGCTCCAGCTTTCTACTGTCCTTATGTACCGTTGATGAGTTCAGGTGTTGTCTTAGATCCGGCATCATTTGAGCCAGTAGTAAGTTTTATGACTAGATATGGTTATATCGAGTTAACAAACACTGCGTCATCTTTTGGTAACGCTGGTGATTACTTAGGTGAGATTGCTATTACTAACTTGTCTTTCTCATAAGACTACAAAAACTTATATAAAACAGGTCCTTCGGGACCTGTTTCTTTGACCGAACTTCCTATAAACTTAAATACT